AACCCCTTTAAGTCTTGTTACCTCTTTGTCTAAAGCTTGTTGTCTATGCGTCTTCGCTTGATGAGCAACTTGTGCTTCAAGTTGCGCTACACGCTGTGCTGTCGGGTCCTCATCCTCCCAAGACGAGTATTCGTCTTGAGTTCCAGGGTTGCCCTGCACACCGAGTGCACCACCTAAAGCTTCCAGAGTCCCTTGCGGATCTGCTTCTAAAGCATTCACAATAGTCTCTGCTTGCTGTAAACGTTGACGTTCGGAAGCCAACTCTTGCGTCTTACGGGTGTAATCCGCTTGTCGTTGATATCCTTGTTGAAGTTCCTCAAGGGTGACCTGATGCTCCGCACCATCAATCTTGACGGTGTAATCACCACCAGGTTCCATCGGTTCTTCTATCGAAATTTCTGAATTGTCCACTATTGCGGGTTCCGTTGTTTCTATGTTTTCTTCGGGCACTATCGCCTCCTAAGGAGTCCTATAAATTGGTTGCTCCTATTACACACCATAAACTGTCCCATATGGGGGATTAAAGGTTAGGTAATTCTAAACCCATCTGATTTTGTAACTGCAACAACAGCTCAGGAGGGACCCCACCAGTAGGAGCAAATGAACCACCCTCAGGTGTCATTGGCCCCATAGCCATTTCTGGCCCAACCCCTTGCGGCATAGGAACATCGCCCTGAGGTGGCGCAGGTACCTCACCCGCAATCTCCTGCTCCTGAGGTGTCGCAGGCTGCTGAATTAAAAACTTGGCAGGGTCTTTAATATCAAACCCTTCCTCAAGTATGTGCATAGCTAATGCAGCAGGATCAATAACAGTACCCACAAACGGGGCTACGGCATTCATTAAAGAAACCGCTTGCTGTTTACGAATCGTGTCGTTAATAGGTTGGGTTGAACCGCCTTCAACTGAGAAATCGTACTCGCCTAAAACTTCTTCACGAGTGTAAGGAACGTACAAACTTTCGCCGCCTTTCAAAGCGACTCTAGCCATAGCCTCACCAGTCATAAATTCTTGAATAAGTTGCAAAACACGTCGAGCTACGTGACCAATAGAGATTTCAACAATCGCAAGTTTGTCCGCAGCTCTAGCGTTTTGAGCATCAGCGATAATAGATGCTTCCGTCGCTGTGCGACGGATCTCAGGCATAGCGCCTCTCGCATATTCTGAAACACCTGAAACAGTATTAATGTCTTCTTCAATAATGTTTGAATACGCATAAATGTCGTTTGAAATAGGAACCTGCGGCATAGGTACAACAACCTCACTTAAAGGTTTGTTCTCATCCACAACAGGAACCAAACGACCATCCTCATCCGATTCTAAAGCTTCACGACCTTCAGGACCGAATGAACGCTCGTGATACAAATATTTACGAGCATATCTTTTTCTGTCATTCATCAACTGGGATCTGGTTTTATCCAATTCCAGTTGCAAAGACTCTATAGGTTCAATATCACCCACAGGGTAAAACAATTCAGGCACATCATAATTTCTTATCATTACGAAAGGCTGCCCGAAAGCATAAGGCATAGGTGTAGGAGGAACTAAGAAACCTTCACCATTATCAGCGAACACTGACATTGTGTTAGCGGGAATATCATAATATTCCCAAATGACCACACGATCATCGCTAACAAATTCGTCTTTAGAATCCTCGTAATAACCATCCGAGTACATTGGGTTAATGTTTGCGTTAGCAGTCAACCCTCTGCGAATAGATGGGCTGTAACGACGATCTTCTTTAGCTTCCTCCAAAGGACGGATAACTCTTTGAGCTATCCAAGTGAGATCCTCCATGCAAGTAGCTTCAGGATCAACAAACATGTCGAAAGGAGAAACCCTCTCAACGAAAGGTTGATCTTCAACAACTGTCATTTCAGTAGTTGGAAGGTTAGCTGCTATCTCCTCATTAGTAGGCAACTCCCCTGCCATAGCAGGATTCTCAACAGCGAACATGTCTGCTTCCCCAACAGCCATATCATAAATTTCTTCACGTTCACCATCACCTAAAGAACGTTCCTGTTCAATGAAACGCCAACCGACTTTCAACCAGCCGTGACCGAAAATAAGAAAATCTTTAACAGAACGGCGGAAAGGCTTACGGAAATCGTGATGCCTCCACAAATGGTTGATAACAGCCTCAACAAAAGCAGCCTGGTCTTCCTCATTAGGATGATTAGCTTTAACTGTGATCTTAGGATGATTAACCGAAACACTAGGTGCTATAACATTAACCGTCGAAAAAGCCAAGTTGACAGCTATCAAATCCCGTTGAGCTGTCGTAGTTAAAGGCCAATGTTTACCACGGTACAAATCTATTAAACGTCGCCAAAGATTATCGTAACCTTCTTGGTCTCGCCAACGTCGTGAAAGATCCAACTTGTGTTGGAAATCACCTAACTGTTCAGATCTTGTTTTACGTGCCATTAAACTTTCTCTATGTTCCTGCCTTGAGCTTTCGCTTCAGCGATAACTTTTTGTTCCCGCTCATTGCGAGTCAAGTGTATCTCATCAGGAGCTAACGCACGTTCACGCCAAGCACGATCCGTGTGTATTCGCAACCCTAAAAGTTTTTGTCGCCACTCCCACAAATCCAACAACTCTTCATGCGTCTTAGAGCCTTTATGCTCTTCAACATATTTGCAGAACTCTTGGTATGTGGCCTCAGGAGGGAGGACCGCCATTGTTACGGACGCTTAGTATGCGGCGTGTAAGTATGACCAGCTAGATCAGGTTGTGGTTTAACATTAGGTTCAACCTTACCTGTTGTACCATGCTGATTAGTTGGTGTTTCACGAACAGTTTGTTCGCCATAACCACCTGTCATATTGGCATATTTAGGATCGTCAAATCTTTGACGAGGAGAGTTAGGTTGTGCAGCATCCCATAAAGGGTTAGTTACAACTGAACCGCCACGCTCCATTTTATTATTCTGACCCTTAGGGCCATCAACTGTTTCCGACGCACTGGTGTGCGAAACGAATCTTGCCATTAGCAATCTCCTTGTAGATATATCTATAAACCTAGCCTAGGTGTCCCACGTACTGTATTAGAACCAATTCTCATAGCATCAGCAGAATCATTACTTTCACCCGTAGCCAACCTGCGGAACCATTCAACAGTCCAATAATCGTCAGGTTGCTCCACATATTCAGGGGCGAAAGCAAACTTTCGCATCTGATTAGCTAAAGCTAAAGCCATAACACGGTCATCGAAAGGAGAACCAGACATACTCCCACGCTCATTACGCACAAAAGTCCTCAACTCCTTAACAGTGTTCAAATCATAAATAGTCAACTCACCGCTACGCAAAGCCATAGACAAATCATCAATCATCAAAGGTTTAGAAGTCCTAGTTGTCTTCCACCCATACTCTTGAGAAATTTTAGTTGTGACCTGATTCAAAGCACGTTTACGAAACAGCCTGGGATAACCCAACTGTCTCAACACAGTGATCGTAGTCAAACCATGGTTATTAGACTCCACACAACACAACGCATCCCTGTAAAACAAACCGACACGTTCACATTCGTGAGCCAGCTCATCAGGAGGAATATGCCCATGCCAAATAGCTACCTGTTCACCAGTACGCACATCCAACACTTGAATACACGAATAATCCCCATGACCTAAACCCTCAGCAGTATCAACACCCATAACGTAAGAACTTTCACCATTAGGGTATTGCCAGACAGTTAAACTCATACCCTGAACTCAACAGATTTAGCTGACGTGTTATGTAAATAACCTTCAGTACCTGAACGGCACCGCAGCTCCATTTCATCTAAAACATCCAAATCAAACACAGGGTTACCTGACCTTATGAACGCCTCCTCAGGCGTAGTCGGATACTCTTGAGCCAACTGCCAAGGCAACATCGAAATTTGTTTAGATTCGTACCAAGACTGGTCACGATCCTCAGTCGCAGACCACGGATAGAACATCGTCGCAAACTTGTTATTACCTGCTGTTGCACCAGTCCAAAGATGATGAAAAAAATTGCCAGAACCATTAGCGGTGGACAAACCAATAATGCGACCACCGACATCAGCGACTGGTTCAATCGAAGCCCATGCTTCCTCAGGATTAGGTAAAAACGCCCACTCATCAACAACAATCAGTGTAGCCGACTCGCCACGAGCAGGATCGGATGCTGAAGGCATTGAAGTTATTTGAGAACCATTCCCGAAAAACATTCTTTGCTGATGCTCAACAATAGACTTAGGACCACGCTCAACCATCCACTTAGGTAAATGCGAAAAACCATACTTGGTTTTACGCAACAACAACACAGCTTCACGCTCAGTACGAGACAAATCAATAATGTTCTGATC